GCATATTCCTGGCTGATGTTCTGTCTGCAACAGCCAGTTGTTCAAAGTTTAATCCAAGAGTCTCCTCAGTCTTTTTCAGGTCTAATTCAGCCTGTTTAATGGCTGTTATTTGTTCAGAAGTTAACTTTCCATCATCCATCATTTGCTTGGCATCATCTTGAGATACGCCCAATACTTTAGATACGGCCTCATAGGCTAGGCCACCAAAGGGTCCAGCAATAGCGGTTGCAATAGTGGGGGCAATTTGTGTTAACCAACTCATAATATATCCTTACAGTATTTTGGAACAAACCCAGTCTCTTTAAATATTTGAAAGCACTCTAGCGTTTTAGTGTCGCTATAAAAGCGTTTTCTAAACTCAACATCAATCTCATGTTTATATTTGTCTGTTTTGTACATATGATCTATTTCATACATTAAACCAACGCAGGAAAGCATAAACACAATTACGCAAATGCAAATGACAATCTTATAGTTGATCTCGTCTTGCTTTCTTTGCCGATCCCTTGATTCAATTGCATCCTTTTTTTTTGAGCCGCTTCATACTTTGCTCGATCAGCAATTAATTTAGCCTGCTCTTTCTCAAACTGATGCCACAAATCTCCAAGCTCTGGAGGGCTTTCATAAACCAACATCTGCCTTAGATCATATTGCGCTTGTTCTAATTGTTTTCTAGCCAATATATTTTCTAATGCTTGAGCCTGTATTGACTTTCCTTTAGGGGGGTTCTTTTCTCTTTCTTTTAACTCAACATGAGCCTTTTCACTATGCTCAAAAAAGTTACCCAGTCCCATTGAAATTTCATGCAAAACACCATAAGCCTCTTTGCCGGTTGCCTTAAAGTCTTTGTAAAGCGCTACCCCTTGCTTAACCGCAGATAAGACAGTTAGGCAAGCGCTTATTGGTTCGATCATCGCTTCCAGAATTGGATAAATGCAGTCAACGCAGTAAAGAACCCTACAACAATAATAATAGGCTTGGCTACATTGGCTATCCATCCAAGCACTTTAAACGCACCCTGGAGGTTATTAAACGCTTCTACCATACCTTTGGTATTGACATCAATGTCATCAACCTTGGCCTCTAAAGAAACCAACCTTTCATATATTTGTTCGTGGGTTACGTTTTCCATGTTATTTAGCCTTTTCTAGCTCTCGCTTAAGTTCTTTAATTCTTTCAGGATTCTTTTCTGTTGCAAGTTGTTGATTTATTTCGTTACGATAAACCGGATTACTTGCTTTAATGAACAATGATCTCATGGCAGGACTTAGTTCTTCAGCTTTATTGGCTCTTCCTAAATCTTGTGTTCCAGTTACTTCACCCATAGCTTCATTAGCTTTTTTCATAGATTCTTCATAGGGCGTGCCGTATCTATGAAGCATATAAGCACCAAGGCCACCAGCACCAAGCATTCCAAGCATAGCCCCAATATGAGAAAAACCACTTTCTTTTGGATTTATATTTCCTTTAGCATATTGTTTTGCTTCAGACATATACTTAACCAAATCAGGATATTTTTCTGGATTTGCATTGATATGAGCTTCTATTTCATGTATTTTTGCAGGCGCTCCTCCTTGGGATTTAGCCATCTTACCGCCTAATACATTATGAAAAACATCTTCCCATGCTTTATCAAATTGTTCGGTAATGTGTGGATGTTCTTTTAAGTTTTCTGTTCCCGCCAATCTATTAGCTATTTGGTTGTAATATTTATTGTAAGGTTCTTCTTCTTTTAAAACCTGAGCTTCGGCTTTTGTTCTTCTAGGAATTGCCGCACCTTTAACTTCTTTTTCAGGAGTTGGTTGAGTTTTTATTTGCTCAACTCCACCCTGAGAAGGATTTTCGGCGGAATTAGTTAAACTACCTGACTCTTTTGTCGCATTTGTTTCATCAGAAAATGCTGCTTCTTTTTCTCCGGTAGCAGGTTTAACTTTAGGTTGTTCTTGATTTGTAGATTCTTGAGTTGTTTCTAATTGTGATTTTCCTGAATCTGCACCTGGGTCTTTTAAAGGATTTGCATTATCACCACTTTCCACAGGATTATTAGAAACAGATGGATTCGGTTGATTAGTAAGATTTAATATATCTTGACCAGTTTTCAATTGTTCATTGTTTACTGGCATTTTGTCAGCAAGTTCTGAAAGAGTTTTTTCTTTTTCTTTTAAAACTGCTTCAGGTTTTTCAATAGTTGGTTTTTCAACTTCTAAAACAGGTTCTTTTCTGTTTTCAATAACACTTTCTTTATTTTCTTTAAACCAAGGATGAATATGTTTATCATAAGCAACCTTACCTGCTCCTGCTGCAATTCCACCTAAAGCAGAATAAACCAAAAAAGGATGATTGCTAACTAAATCAGTACCTGCTTCCATTAATTCTTGATCAAGTTTTTTGGCAGAAGATGGAGGATTCGGTGCAGGAACATTAGAAATCATAGTTTTTGCAGCATTACCAACTATGCCAGTAAGATTTGAAACTTGATTTGCGGAAGGAATAACAGCACCTGTTGCAGGTTGTTTAATAGCTGGAGGTTTAATTCCAGACATTTGTGTTTGTGTAGGAATCAAGCCATTTGCTTGTGGTTCTGATTGTTGAATATCTGATGCAATAAATCTTGGAACCGCCATATCTGAAGCTGCGGGGTCTGTATTTACAGATGAAATTGTCATTTTTCTTCTCCCCAAACACCATTAATTAATCTTTCTAATCTGTGAGTTCTTGGATTTACTCTTAAAGTTCCTTCTGGAATTTTAGGCATTTTTTCACCTTGAGAATCCCTTTTTAGATAATCATAAGTATCTCGTATTGCTTTAAACATTTTAGAATTTTGGTAATCTTGTTGCACTTGATTTAAGTCAAGATTTGCAATATTGTCGGGATTTGTTTTTGCAGCAACATAAACTCTGTTTGCGTAACCTAATGCGTGATGAGCATTTTCTTCTCTTGCTATAGAGTTTTGTATTAAATTATTATGCCCAGATGTGAATATATCATCAGGAGCAACTCTATTAAACCCTGGAATATTTCTAAAATTTTCAGGTGTTTTATTATCCAAATCAAGCAATTGGTTATGCAAATACATTATTCGCATCAAATTATTTGTTGCTTGAGTATCATTTCCTGTTGCTTTTAGCAACATACCCATCATTAAAGCTCTAGGATCAGTTGTAGATTGTGCTGATGCGCTTGTACCAGATGTATTTGCGTTTTCTATTCTGCCAGATGCACCTGCATTTGTTCCTTGCGTTTGTGATTCAGATAAGCCACCACTTACACCTAATGGAGAAACTCCCGTTCCACTTAATCCACCGCCAACAGTAGCACCATTAGTACCTTGTTGATTCGTATTTGCATTAACATTTACACCACCTGAAGCACTACTTCCAGCAGTTTGTCCTTGTTGAAATAATCTAGATTTATATGTTGCAAGATCTGCTTTTTCTTGAGGACTTAAAGAATTTATAAAATCGCCAACAGGAATATTTTTTACAAGTTGTTGTCCTGTTTTAGGATCAATAACTGGTTTTCCAGTTGCATCAAAAACTGGTCTTCTTAAAACAGTTTTTGAAAGTAAATCTCTATATTCTTGATTAGAAGAAATACTATTGTTTGCTAAACTTTTTGCTGCGTAAGCATCTTTTTGAGTACCTAAAATTAAATCACTATTAGTAATGTTCTTTTTATCAGCAAAATAAGATTGACCCTTCCATTGAGAAGTCATTGAATCCAAAGAGTCTTTATTTGTAATTAATGGAATGGTATTGTATTCTTGTAAAGTTAACTGTCTACCCCTTCCATTTTCTTTTGTTGGATCATATTCATATGCTTGACCAACTTTGCCATTCATGTTGTAAGTTACTGCATATTTTTTATTATTTGGATCAACTGCCAATTCATCATATTTGGGACCACCATTGAAATATCTCCAGGCTTGTCCAATAGAAGAATTTGGACCACCTAGCAAACTCATAATAACACCTTCCCAATTGGTCTTTTCGTTAATATGATGGTTTTCTGTTTCTTTATTATGTTGAGTAATAATTTCTGCAAGATCTTTTTGGTTGTTAGATTTAATTGCAGGTATTACTTTGTTAACTAATTTTTCAGGAACAGTTTGTCCATTAGTATCATTTAATGGAGATACCGCTTGAGACATTAAAATATTGCCTGGATGTTCAGATGCAGGAATATTAGTAGTTACTTCTTTATTTTCAGGGTTTAATTTTGTTGTGTCTGGACCCAAATTAGGAGCAACAGGATTCATTACTGGAGGTTCTATGGGCATACATTTACCTTTTATCTATTAAATCCATACCACTTGCATTACCTATAACATCATCAGAAATTCCGTTATTAGAATTTGCTTGAGTATTGCTATTTAAAGATTGCAATGCTTGATACATATTTCCTTGAGAAGCATTGTTATAAGCTCCAGAAATTCTTGAAGAAATTCCATTAATTGAATTATTTATAGAATTTCCAACATTAGATGCGGCTTTGTTTAAAGCATCAGAAAAAGATTTAGGTTTTTCACCAGGGCTTATTCCGTGAATAGATGGAGGAACAATTCCTCCAGACCCGCCAAATGGATTGTTTTTCCCATATCCAGCATATTGTTGCCAATTTCCAAAACCACTACCTTGGTTTTGTTGAGTCATTTGCGGTATTGCAGGTAAAAAGTTCATGATTAACCTCCCCCTATACCAAGGCCTTTAGAAGACCCAGTAGAAGTTTGACCTTGAGTACCGGCGTAGTTTGGAGTTTGTTGAGGAGCACCAAATAACAAACTTGCATATTGTGCATAGTTAGACAAAGGTGCAGATTGATAATTAATAGCAGTACCCGCAGTACCAGGAGCATTTTGTAAGTTAGCAGTACCTGTACCTGATAAACCACCGTAACCAGTTATTGCTTGGCCTTGTTGGGATGTACCAGCATTTAATATGTTTCCGTAATTTTGACCCGCTTGTCCTTGTGCAGTATTTCCTGCGTTCAATAAATTACCATAATTTTGATTTGCTAAACCTTGTGTTGTGTTTCCTGCGTTTACTAAATTACCATAATTTTGACCAGCCTGACCAGAAAGCGTTCCACCTGAATTTAACAAGTTTCCATAGTTTTGACCCGCTTGCCCAGAAAGTGTTGCTCCGGTTTGTTGCAAATTTGCATAATTTGAACCCGCTTGATTCAAGCCTTGTAAACCACCAGTTAATAATGAATTTGCCGCTTGTGCTTGTTGTTGTTGTATTCCTGCTTGTGTTTGAGCCGCAAGTGAACCAAGCGTTTGTTGATTAATGTTTTGTGTTTGTTGGGCCGCCAAAGCATCTCTAGCAGAGCCTAATTGACCAGCTCCTGCAAATGCCGCTTCTTGCGCTACGTTTGCTCTTTGCGCCGCTTGTTGTGCTGGGGCTAATACTCCCGCTATTTGCGATTGCTCATACTGTGGACTAAATAAAGAACTAAGCGCAGATGATCCAAGGCTTGAATTTTGTAAGCCCTGTGCGCCTTGTGCATTAGCCAATTGCATTGCATTAGAAGCACCGCCACCTATTAAATTTAATCCTTGAGTTCCTTGGGCATTTGCTAAAGACGAACTTCCTCGACTTCCTTGATTTAATAAATTACTAGCCTGCCCTTGTTGTTGGTAACCTAATGCATTTTGCGCTTGAGAATTTTGGTTAAGTAATCCTGCTCCAGCAGAACCTTGGTATTGGCCTAAATTACTTGCTCCGCCTGCACCTTGGTTTAATAAAGAACCACCTTGATTAACTTGATTATTTGCAAGATTAGAAGCGCCACCACCTCCTTTGCCAGTCATAAGTTGACCACCAGAATTAGCGGCATTAGAGGCATTTTGCAAACCCGATGTACCACTTTGTAATGCGCCTGCACCAACACCCGCTTGAGTATTTGCTACATTTGTAGCTGTATTAGCGGCATTAGATGCGGCATTATTAACGCCACCCGCTTGGTTTTGATAAACTTGATTTGCACCCTGAGTTACGCCTGTAAGCGTGGGCAAATAACTTTGCAGAAACTGGTTCTGTAAGTTAATAGTTTGTATTTGCTCAGGAGTTAAGACAGCTTGCGTTGACTGATTACCTGATGATTTTCCTCCGCCCATAATTTTATCTCCTAATGCTTACCTGAACTTGAGTTCTGCGAGGCAGATGGTTGGCCTCCTTTTCCGCCGTTTCCACCAATCTGCTGAGAAGATCCTCCTCCGCCAGATTTACCACCGCCTTGAACTGTGTTCATGTATTGGTTAGGTTGCCCCATTATAGGCTGTCCAGAGTTTATTGGGTTTGTTACAACACCTAAACTGCTAGGCGTATAACCTTGTCCGTCCTTGCCTCTTGGCATACCCTGTTGACCACCATTTTGACCAGGTGCTAAAGACCCAACAATGCCTGTATTTTGTGGTGCGGTCCCTGCATAAGACTCCATTGGCTGGTTATAAGCCGAACTTGAACCAAAAGGGTTATTAATTTCTGGTAAACCACCGCCTAAAGGCTGTTGTTGAATACCAGGGTTATAGGGTGCTATGCCTTGACTTCCATTTGTTTCAGGGTTAGCCATGTAACCTGGGCCGCCTGGAGCGTTATAGCTTGAGTCAGCATTCTGTTGTTGATAACCCATGCCTTGCATGGCATCGCCACCATAGCTTTGGTTTACGTTGTTTTGTGGTTGCCCTTTACCAGTAGCAAGTCCATTGAATGCGGGTGCGCCCATAATTAACCTTTATATTTAATTAACCTACTTGATACCAATATGAAGAAGATTGCAATACTACTGGACCTGTTGTTACAGTACTCAATAATGATCCACCTGAATACCATTGTGCGTTAGCATAAAAGTTTGTACCATCTAAATTAAAAGAATAAGTATCTGCCGCTAAATTTGTAATTAATGCAGATACGTTGTAATTAATCCAAACTTCTACTACATAAGGAGAAGTTCCGCTAGTTACATAGCATGGAGTTCCAAATTGAACGTATAAATTTTTAATATTAACTGAAGATGAATTTAATAATTTAAATTGCATCAAAAACTTTCCATATAAAGGAGTTGTTCCCGTTGTCCACGAACCTTGAACTCTAATGTATCCACTAGAACTTATGATCGTATTTGCAGGCCTTGTAGTAGTAAATGAAGAGCCTGACAACGGCATTACTATAGTATCGCTAGAACTATTAACAGTAACTGTAGAGCTAATTGATCCTGTGCCCTGAGCAAATCCATTTAAATAAATACTAGAACCGTTATTAACTATGTTGGCAGTAGAGCTACCTAATGCAAATGTTCCACTTGAGTTTATTAAAGCTCCAGAACCAGTCATAGTGGTTCCACTAATTGCGGGGCTTGAACCTACTTGTACAGTACCTGTAAACGATCCTGTTGCGGCACTTAAGCTTCCCGCAAACGATCCTGTTGCGGCAGACAAAGCACCACTAAATGTTCCCCCACCCGTAAAATAAGCATTTGATCCATCAAAAACAAAATTATTAGTAGAGTTACCAACAGCAAAAGTACCTGATGAAGTTAGCAAAACTCCTGCACCAGACATAGTATGACCAGATAAAGAAGGAGGTGTACTACCATTAGTTATACTTAATTGGCCTCCATTTATATATACACCACTACTATTGAATACAAGGTTTTGAGTAGCATTGCCTACTGCAAAAGTTCCAGATCCAGAGGTAGTCGCAAGCAATCCAGATCCAGATGAAATAGTGGTTCCTGAAATAACAGGAGGAGATGAGCCAATTGATAAACTACCGGCAAAAGAACCCGTAGCCGCAGATAATGACCCACTAAAACTTCCGCCACCACTAAAATAAGCATTGGTCCCATCAAATACAAAACTATTTGAAGAGTTTCCTAACGCAAGAACTCCTGAAGATGTTATTGATACTCCAGATCCTGATGTAATTGTGTGACCAGAAAGTACAGGAGGGCTTGTACCAATAGACAAACTGCCAGTAAATGAACCTGTTGCAGATGACAAACTACCAGCAAAAGTTCCTGAAGCGGCAGATAAAGCTCCGCTGAAAGTGCCGCCCCCAGAAAAATAAGCATTAGTTCCGTCAAATACAAAACTATTAGTTGAGTTACCTAATGCAAGCGTTCCTGATGATGAGATTGCCGCACCTGATCCAGACGTAATTGTGTGGCCTGATAATACTGGAGGGCTTGATCCAACATTTACAGATCCCGAAAATGTTCCAGAGGCTCCGGTAATGTCACCTCTAAAAATGCCATTATTGAAATAACAATCACCAGTATTTCTTGAAATGTAATAACCGGTTGAACTATATGTTGATGGGTTGCCATAAGTAGGTGTGACATAAGGAACTCCTCCAACAGACCAATTGTCAGAAACAATATCTTCAAAAACAGATGCCGCAGTAGGTCCTGTCCATGCAGTAGTATTAGGAGCTATGCCATTAATAGTTATTGGGCTTGAGTTATATTGACCAAATATATACCAAAACGTATAACCAACAGAAACTGTTGGAGGAGTGGCTGACCATCCCGCAGGCAAAGAAGCTCCAGTTGTTGGTGTTGTAAATGAAGGAGCGGCTAAAGTTTGATTTTGGACTAAATAACCATATAAAGCACTTAATCCATTGGATCCGGCAGATCCATTAGTGCCTGCAAGACCGATTGCATATTCAGTTGTACTTCCCCAAGTAACTGTTGTTGTTGCAGATGTGGCTGAATCAGTAATGATTTGATCAATCGCATACAGAATATCTCCCGGTACAGGCGCTGGAGGAGTAATGCTCCAACCATTTAAACTTCCTGAAAAAGTAAATGTTCCTGTGGCCCATGTATATATAACCGTACCAGATGGGTAACTTGATGGAGCAGTTACTGACCATTGGTAAAGTTGAGCAACAGCAGTCCTTTGACCATTAACTCCTGATGCTCCTATGGCATAAGCAGATGAGGTTGACCAAGTAATTGTTGATGTAGATGATGTTGTATTGTCTGAAAATATAGCATCGCAAGCGTAAAGAATATCACCAGCAATAGATGTTCCGGGTATTATTGTCCATCCATTTGGATTTGTTGCCGCAGTATAAACTCCTGTTGCCCAAGTATAAGTAGATGTTCCTGTGGGAAATAAAGTAGGAGGACTTACAGCCCATTGGTACATTGTAATAACGGCAGTTCTAGTGCCTGTTACTCCTGTTATACCATTTGCAGATGTTGCAATTATTGGATAACTAGTATTTGTCCAATCTAATAAACTTGTTAATACAGCTCCGTTTACAGACAAAGGTATTTGTATTTCAAACAATACATTCCCAGGAGTTGTATTACTGGGTAAGCTTGAATACCAACCCGTAGGTACTGGAGTAAATGTATTTGTGGCCCAAGTATATGTAGATGTTATTGTTGGCCTAGCAGGGACTGTTCCATTCGTCCATTGATAAATTATCAGAATATTATTCTTTACGCCAATAGTAGACGTAACAATATCTAAATTTATTGGATCATTGGTCCATTGAACATAATATCCCGCAGGAGCCGTTGGTTGTACAACAAATTGAATATTTCTACCGCCAGTTACGTTATACCAAAGGTAATTAGTAGTTCCAAACCCTGAACCTGATACTTGATACCAAACATAATCAGTTGGATTACTACTAACTGTTGTTGATGTTGTATTTCTTAATCCAAAATAAGTAGCATTTGTATAAGAAGTATTGCTGAATCCTGTACTGCCATCATATGACAATGCAAACGCAACATCCATGTATTGATATAAATAGCCAATTGTTGTTCCTCCTGATACGATTTTGCCAGTAGCAAGATTTGAAGAAACACTACCACCAAGGTTAGCTAATGCGTAATTGATTGCGCTTGTTATGTCATTTGTGGATGCATCGGGGTTAATAAAATAAGCCATTAGAATGAATCCTCAACAATTGTCGATAGGAATGTCATTGCACTTATATTCCATGTACTATTTGTATCAGTAGAAGATATTTTTAGTGCAACCGTTCTAACGTCATTTTGCGTGGTTGTAACCCAAGGATTGCTTGTTACTATGTTAACCACCTCTGGATCTCCAAAGAATGGCGGTTGTCCAACAGAACTAGCCCCACCCAGGGTAATTGTTATTTGAGGATTAACGCTTGGCGTTGTGGTCGTAACCTCGGGGAATAATCTATGGACGTACAACTTGTGCGGATATGTAATTGGTTGGCCTTGCTCATCCAATAAAGTCATATTGTCACGCTCAAATAGGGTTGATATGGCGTTCCCAGAAAAAGATGTACCTTGGCCTGTCTGAACCAATGTACAGCTTCCTGAGCCTGTATTGGGTGCGTATACAGTTGTTCTGCTAGATAGGTTAAATGAACCTGATGTATATACAGGAGATTCAATTGCCATTGCAGAATTATTAATGGTTTTGGGTGGATTCCATATCTTTAAGTCATAACGATATGAAATCATTTGGTCACAATATCCTGTCGAATTTAATGAAGGATAGTAAATCTCAATTTGGTATTTGTGCGTATTATTTACAAGATGTACCCTATTTGTATAATTTGAGTTCAAATTCTCGTAAAAATAATTTTTTATCCTTTGATTTCCAAGGTTTGTAAAGTTAGTTCCATCAAAAGCCCATATGTCCCTGGAATCAACCCCATAAACAATATCGTCAGCATTATCCCAACAGTTTACGTTTAATAAACCTCTACCTTGTTTAAACAAAGATATGCCAAATATAGGAGCGGCATAGGTTTGATAGGAAATTGGAGAAAATATAACCGTATCCCAATAACTACAAACGTAGAAATTACCGCTCAAGAAAAATCCATCAACAATAGGCCCACGCAATGGAACTTCTTGCTCGTTAGCCACGTTGGTAATAGTTGGGGTCCATGTTGCGGGTACGCCAGTATTGGCAAATGATTGCGACCACCTTACCGTTGTTGGGTATTGATAGTTAACCCCACCAATGGTTTTAATCAGATTTCCGGCTATTAATATGTTGCCTACGTTTGGAGAACAGAAATTACGCACAAAACCGGCTGTTACTTTTGTAACGGCAGGAGTAATAGTACTTTCATAATTCCAAACATAAGTTTGTGAGGTTACTGGGTCTGGACTATCAAACAAACCAATAACATTGGATGTTTGAGTAAAGTACATTGGCGGGTTTATGTCATCATTTAAGAAAAACACTTGACCAACCCATGAACCTGTAATAATTGTATTTGCAGTATATGCACCTGAATAAGCAGATGCCGTAGGGGTAATATTACTTATCCCAGATGTTTCTACTAAATACCAAGATCCTGCGGTTGTTGCGACAATGTAACACCATACTGAAGAGTTTCTAAATCCTCCAATAATGAATATTACATTGCCGGTTATTGCACTTAATATAGATTGTTCGCCGTCAACTTTTTTTATGCCTCTAACATCTGTTTCAATGTTGTAACCGTTGTTATATTCATTTGGCGCAAGTGCATTACTTGGAACATCTGGGCAAAACGACATGTTCGCAAATGGTAATCTTAACGGTACATATCCATCAGCCATAGTTAACCTTTAAACAATCTATATTACATATCAATTAGTAGCTTGGTTTACTTCTTCAACTTGCTCAACAGGTTGTTGTACGGGTGCTTGCTGTTGTGCTTGCGTATTTGCTTCCGCAACAATACGGTTAAGTAAGTCTTGTAAGCTCTTAATCTTAAGCTCTAATCCCTGAATCAGGGCATGAACTTCTTCTGGTGCGTGTTTGAAACTAAACATCTAAATCTCCAAAAAACAGGCAACATTGCCAATACTAAGTTTACTACACTTTATGTACTTGGGGTTTCAATTACCCTTAACAAAACAACTATCACAGAAATAACAACTCCCGCAATCATTTGGTGAACTGGGGTCAGTTGTAGCTCAAACAAATAGCCTTGTAAAACCGATAGGATAGCAATAACTATTGCCCATATGACTTGTTTTGATTTTAGGGTTGTGATTAGTGTGTTCATATTCCTACCTTTGCTTCTAGAGCTGTTACTTTTGCTGATAGTTCTTTTATGGCGGCAACCAAATAAGGTACTGCACCAGAATTATCCATTTGCTGATACACAGGTACTGTTCTTGTTCCCATTACCGCAGGTGTGGTTACATTACCATTTTCATCCTTTACCGCAGGAGTAATCTCATACTCCTCAGTCTTTGTAGCGTCTTTTTCGCCTGTAACAGACCTTGGAATAACAGATTGAAACTCATGTGCTAAAAATCCTGTATCAGCTTCGTTATCAGAAATCCATGTAAAGTTAACAGGATTTAATTGGTTTATTACTGATAGTCCTGATGTTACTGGCTGTACATTAGATTTAAGTCTGTAATCAGATGTGGTGCTATAAAGAACTGCTGTTGTACCTGATTGAGTAATAGAGCCAATCGCACCACCGTTGTAATTAAAGCCAAGATAAGGCGCTCCAGAACCTGTACCACTTGGATGCCCCATATACATAACAGCAGCACCAGCGGAAATTACAGCCCCACTATTGGGAGTTCCTGTTGCAGTTGTTAATCCCACCAGCAAGTTACCACTATTATCTATACAAACACGTTCTATGCTGTTCGTCTCTAGCACCAAAGATTGACCGCTCGCCGT